CATCGGGTGGTGTAATAGCTACACCTGTTCCAATCATTACTGTTTCGTGAGGCTTAATAGCAACTAAATTACCCTCGCCTATATAAGCATACAGGTCATATCCTGCGGCATACTCACTTCCTCTTGTGGGGATTACTGCATCTTCATATATCTTCTTAATCTTTATATTCATAATTATTATTTCCTTTCGTTGTCAAAATTATTCCTTTACTCTGCTGTATTCGTCTATTACACCATAAAGATCGCAGATGTGCTTAACGTGCTTAACAGCAGACTCAAACTTGTCCTTCGGGTTGTGTACGACAAAGCCTACGTTCTTGGCTATCTCAGCCTTATTGAACTCCACGGCATCTTGTTCGATTCTGCTCAGTGCAGCCTTGACCTTATCCAGTGGAGTTCTATCGTCCTTACGGTCAATCATTCTATTGAATCGTTCATATGTGTCAACATCTATGTAAATAGAAACCAGAGGTCTACGTCCTTGATAGTTTTCATATAAATATTTAAGACCAGAAAGGTCAATTACATAAAGTGAATACTGTTCATCCTCTAACATATCCGTAGTAACAGCATAGCGATAGTTATCGGTTTCGGCGTAGGCTATGATGTTTTCAAGATTATCAAACTCATCTTCTGTAATAAAAGTATGACCTTTCTCATCAGGCGTTCGTGGTGGTCTTGTGGTATATGACGGAATTGCTTTTAGCCCATAGAGTCTTTCAAGTTCATTTACGATGGTTGACTTACCAGATCCGCTGGCTCCTAGAATAAGTACAATAGGTCTCATATTCGTTCTCCTTATATTCTTATCGAGTTGTAATTGATGATTTCGTAGATGTGTTCGTTAAGATACTCTCCTGTCGGAGCTTTAATAACATCGTTGAGAATAACCTTTCTTCCACCGTGACAAGCACAGAACTTATCGTAATGTCTCTGTACGGGGTTTCCATCAATCATTCTCCATTCTACTCTACGATGAGTTCTTACTAATTCTTTCATCTTGCGGTAAACGTCTAAGCCTACTGTAAAGTTAGGTTCAAACGAATACAAACCAAAGTTATTAACACAATCGTTCCGACAATCAATCATATACGCAAAGTAACCAATCACCTTGTTATTTATATTGCTTACAATCGCCCACCTATAACAACAATCACATGGGGTTAAGTCAGGCAGTTCGGTGCAAAACGCATAGCCATTATATAAAAACATATCATCGTCATAGATGTGTTCAGCGAACAACTTTTCAAGTTCGTCTTTTCTTGATATTGCAGGAACTAGCACTAACACAACACCTCAAATTCATCTAGGTTTTTAAGTTCTTCTAAATCAACGTCGGCTACAATTATTCCTTGACTGCGAATCTCTGACTCTGAGCAGTATTTCTTCATAGTATCTATGGCTTCCTGTTTCGTATTAAAGGTAAAATATTCACCTTCGTCATTTATCATATATTCAACACCAGTCAACCATGATCCATCTTTTGGTCTAGCGATTATCCAAACTTTCATTCACTCACCTCTTATGCTACTTAGGATTCCACAAATTCTAGCAAGTTCATCTACAAAATAAGCTATGTCAGAATATGTCAAGTCGTCACCGAACGAAATTCTAATTACTCCATGTTCATATTCAGGCGGGAGATTGAAACTCTTTACTGTTGGGCTTGCTTCAAGACTTTTGCTATGGCAGGCAGAACCAGTTGACACGAATATCTCTTTGCTGTCAAGAATAAGAGCAACGCTTTCGCCCTCAACGCCCTGAATAGCAATATTCAAAATGCTTGGAACGTTGAAGTTTTTATTTTCAAGAATCTTGAAATCACATGGCATCTTGGCGCATAGCTGAGTGATAAGTTTGTCTCTGATTATTTTGCAAGCCTTTTCTTTTTCTTCACTGTAATTATAGAGTTCCGCGGCTTTACCTATTCCTACTATCGCAGGAACGTTCTCTGTTCCTGAACGCAAACCAAATTCTTGACCACCGCCAATAATATCTGAGTGGAATTTCTTAGGTTCTTTAATGTAAAGAACCCCAATTCCTTTTGGAGCGTGAAACTTGTGTCCACTGAATGAAGCGAAGTCAACATCAAGATGTTCAACGTCTATTGGGACTTTGCCGAAAGCGGCTGTCATGTCAGAGTGAAAATATGAAATGTTTTTATGGGCGAGGTCTGATATATATTTTATTGGAAATATCATTCCCGTTTCACTATTGACATACTGCCATGACAAAAGTGTATTGCTTACATGGGCGCAAGATGTTATTTGAGCTGTAAAGTCATCTCCACCAGACACAATATGTTCAGTTCTCATTGAAGGGTGTTCATATATTGAAGCGTAAATAGTATTCTTACCAAAGAACCGCCTTACAAGATTATTGCTTTCAGTAGCACCGCTTGTAAAGAATATCTGCTCAGGCTCGGCATTGATAGCCTTTGCAAATTGTTTTCTCGCCTGCCTTATCGCCGCTTTAGCGATTCGTCCATATTTGTAAGACGAACTTGGATTGCCGTACAAACTAGAAAAATATGGTAGCATGGCATCAAGCACAGGTCTTGTCACTGGTGTTGTGGCTGAATTATCAAGATACAAACTCATTTTATTACTCTCCTTTTAACTTTTTAAGTTCAAACTGATGCGACCACAGATAATCTATGAACTGTGAAAAGTTAAGCATTACCTGTTCATACACATCAATTTTTAAACACGTTTCTTTTCTTGCCAATGGCTGTAACCAACTGGTTATTAGCACTTCCCATTCACACTTAGACCAAAAGTAAAACATGAGTTCATGTTTAACAGCTTCTGCAAAAGCGTTACGATCTGTCGGATTGTTTTCTAACGCCTTGATACATTCTCGCGTAAACATATAGTGATCGAAAATGTTGTACTTTTCAATGGTTCTACGATTTATGTTTTCATAATAAACATACCATTCCATATTATTACCTCTGTATGTATTTTTCTAAATCCAATGGATTCGTCGTCTTGTGTTTTGTGTAAGTCAAGTTATCGCCGTTGACCTGATAGAGCTTGTATGTTTCTCGGTGTAGGTCTGAGGTTATAACGTGGGTCAGCTTGTCCTGTAAATCGAATATCTGAACCCACAAAATTTCATTCTTTGGTGTTTTAATCATGTTGATCCCTCATAAAATATTTCTTTTATTCGTATTGATTTTCGTTAATGAGTGAAGTGAGAATGCCTCTTAATTCTTCATCTTCAACCAAGCTAACATATCTATTAAATGGAAAAAACTTTTCAACTCCTAAAGCCCCATCACCTTTCGAGTAAACGACTTTCGATATGCAAACCATACACTGTTCCATGTATTTTTTAGTCAGGTATTTTTCAGACTCGCTTCCTGACTTGACATCGAACCAATAGTCTTTGTGTTCAGAATCATAATTATTAAATACAAAATCGTTTGGGTTCATAATTCAATCTCCTTTATTCGCAAGCAACAAACCCCTTGAAAGAACCGTCGTTATAGAAGTCTATTGCAACGCCGCCAAAACTTATTATGGATTCACTGTCTATTTCTATAGTAAGAATGTTTCCCGACTCCATCGTTCCTTGTTTTGTAAATTTACAACCTATTTCATTAAGCAACATACAGACTTTATCGTAATCAGGCATTGTTGCTTTAGGGATTGTCGTATCGGGCATCGGTGGGTGTCTTGTAGGTTTAAGTTGTGATGGTTTAATTCTTCTGTCTTTTGAGTTATCTTCTGTGATTTCATTATCACACGGCTTAACTATCGCCCATTCATATACCTCTATAATATCGTTAAGTACTTTCTCTACAAGCTGACCATGATACAATGTACCTTTCTTATGTTTCGTACAATCGGTTTCACCGCACAACGAACACACTCTATTCCGAACCGAACAAGATATTGAACCTTTCTGAGTTTTATTCATTAATTTATTGAGCAGCTTGTCGTTTTCATTTGTTCTTGGAATAATCACTCTTGCTTCAAGGTATGTGTATATTTCACCTGACCTTGTGAGTTTATTGGGGTTGGTTCTGACCTCACATGAAAGAATACGACCCCTTTGTGTCTTTTCATTTATATCTTCACCAATGACTCCGTTTCTCCCGGCGTATAACTTAGCCATATCATGTAAGGCTGATACACTAAAACGTTCGTAATCTCTATCTGTTTCATTATCGGCAAGGCGTACTGTAATTATAGTATTATTATCTCTCATACTCTCGACCCTTTCTCTTTATCTCCAAACTCTATTGCTAATGGTTCATAATCTTCAATGGTTAATGTATACATACAATCCTTACTGTCTTTATAAAAAGTAAACACTCCTTGTCTACGTTCACCATTATCTATAAGCTCTTTTCTTATAGAAATAGAATCGTGTGTTTTGAGGTATTCGTTTAATCTTGGATCATTAGAAAACCAATTGTCTATATCAACAACAAAGCTATTATCTTCGTTCATAAATCAATCTCCTTTTATGGATAACGTAGTCCCATCAGTTTCAAACGTATAAGCTCCGAAATTTGGCATAACTATCATTCCATCATTGATTAGCTTTAACAACGACTCTCTCTCAGAGGGCGATAGCGGTCTTTCTACAAACACCTCTCCGGTTAAATCATCGACTTCAAGTTTGTTATCACAAGAATCATTTTCATATACTATCTTTACTGGCTTATCATCTGTAGGAATGATATACACCCTATCCATCAGCCACACTCCTCCTAATTTTTATATTTTAATATGTCCCAGCTCGGGACATCGAACACCATGTCGTAAATCGACCTGTAAAAATCTGGCATTTGTTTTTTGATAGTGTCGAGCATTTTCAAAGC